GCAGAAAAATTTAAAGCAATAGAAGACCAAAAAGAATTAGAATACTACACAAAATACCAAACATTAGAAGGATATGAACAACTTAAAGAAAGCGGAAAAGCAGACAGAATTGTCACTCACGCAAAAAGAGCCAGAGAAGGGCGCAATAAAATTTAGGTCAGCATTTACATATGTTGAAAACAAATCAGAACAGGAGGAAAAATCATCAATGGAACCAAGTCACACGGTTCCAGATATGACTCTGTCATTACAAGAACTAGTAGAAAGATATACTAGAGGACAATCAGTAGCAACCTTTACACCCGTATACTACGGAGAAGACGAAGAATTCGCAGACGTAAGTCGCATGGACCCAATAGAGCGTATCGAATACGCTAGATACATTCGCGAAAAAATTGCGGAAACACAAACCTCCCTAGCGGAGCAAACACGTGCCGAAGGACGTGAGCCGCAAATGAGCGATGGACAAAACTTCGTAGAAGAAAATATTGAAGAAAATGGTATATAATAACCCCCTTAATGGAAAAACAAAAACGCGGCAGTTTGGCCATACTATGGCCAAACTGCCCGATGCGTGGCCCTATGGCAAAAAAACAAAAGGGCAATGGCTAAAAGACTTCGAAGAGAAGTCAAATGGCACTAATAATCCTTGATATATTAGTGCTAATTGACACCAAGCAAAAACGAAAGCCTGCGAGAGTACTAGCGTAGGTGGAAAATTAAACAAAAAAACAAGAAAAAAAATGCCAATTGACCCAGTAACAGGAACAATAATAGCAGCCGGCATAGCCGGTGCAGGCCAAGGGGCCAACGCTTACGCAACAGGAAAGATGAATAAAAAATCTAGAGAATTTTCTAGAGAAATGTACCAACGTACAAAAACAGATAATCTTACCAACTGGCAAATGCAAAACGAATACAACAGTCCTCAGCAACAAATGCAGAGGTTAAAAAATGCAGGTTTAAATCCTAATATGTTGTATGATAAAACAGGAGCTGTAATACCAGCTCAAAATATAAACACACCAGACGTACAAAGTGCACAATTTAGAACACCAGAATTCGGAAATATCGGAACAGGATTAGTTCAAGGATACTTTGATACAAAAATAAAACAAGCACAATACGATAACTTTAAAGCTCAAAACACTGTACTTTTACAAGAAAGTGTATTAAAAGCAGCACAAGCAGCAGGAGAAGTAGTTAGAACACAAGGACAAAGTTTAAGCAATACCTTTGCAGAACAGAACTTAACAAATGCTTTGAAAAAAGCAGGTATGGAAACAGACAAGTTAGGTGCAGACATTCAATTTACATTATCTGAAAATCAAAGACGTGCCGTAATGAATTCTCAGAATTTACAAGAATCAATTCAAAGAGTAAAAAATATGGCTACTCAGAATATTAATGACCAAGCCACATTAAATATTATAAACCAAAATTTTGAAAATTTAAGGAAAGATGGAGTTATTAAACAATTGGATATAAATCTTAAAAAAAATGGTATACAGCCAACAGATGCCTTATGGCAAAGAATAGTTGCACAGTTAATTTCTGATATTCTTCCAGAAGGAGGACTATCTGGAATAGGAAAAAATATAGAAACCTCTGTAAAAAATTGGGCTGATAATAAATACAATAATTTATTTCCAAAAAACAAACGGGATAAATCAACCATGTCTTGGTGGATACCAAAATACTAATATGCAAAACGAAAACAAGTACTACGAAAAAACGTCTAAAGAAATAAAAAAAGACGTAATTGATTTGATTAATCAAATAAATCTAGCAGTTTTAGAAAACGAAAGCAATCATGCAGTAGCATTAAGCAGATTAGATTCAGTATGTTCATTATTACAAATTACTTTAATTCATATTAATAACTTAAACAAACAAAACAAATGCGCTACAGAAGAGGCGGAAGATCCCGCAGAAAAAGAGGCTACGGCCGCAGAAGAAACAACACTTATTTAGTACAAAGAGGAGGCATTAGACTATAATGGGAAAAGCAAATTTATTTAACTCGATTCAGCTACCGAAAGTCGGTAGCAATGTATTCGACCTTTCACACGATGTGAAAATGTCGTTCAAAATGGGTGGACTATACCCAACATGTGTAATGGAATGTGTTCCAGGAGACAAAGTAAAAATAGGTACAGAAACAATGCTTCGTTTCGCACCACTAATCGCACCAGTGATGCACAAAGTAAATGTTACAACCCACTACTTCTTTGTACCAAACCGTATATTATGGCCAAATTGGGAACAATGGATTACCGGTAATGTAGATCACACTCCTCCATATATTTATTATAACAATCAGAGATATGCCGAAACTGGAGGAATTCCAGTTAAATCGTTGGCAGATTATATGGGAATGCCAACTCAAGTAAACCCTAATGGTTTGTTATTTCCAGACCCTAATGCTCAAGTATGTTCACCATTTCCATTAGTAGCATACAATAAAATATGGAACGAGTACTATAGAGACCAAAATTTACAAACCCCATTACTTGATACTTTAACAGATGGAAGAAATGCAGATGTAGAAGACACTGCAAGAAAACCTGTAGCAACCAGAGCTTGGCAACATGACTATTTCACATCTTGTTTACCATGGGCACAAAAAGGAGATGCAGTAACTATTCCAATTGGAGACGTAACAATTAATTACGATTCAGCAGTAGGAGGAACAGTATTTAGGCAATTAGACGGTACTCCATTTACAAACCAAGATAGTCTAGGACATTCAGATTCTGGAGGACAACCTAGACAAGGTTCAACAACTGGAACGCGATATAATATTGACAACTCAAGTCAATTATCAGGAACAGCAGAAGCTGCAGATATTAACTCTCTTCGTAGGGCATTTAGACTTCAGGAATGGTTAGAAAGAAACGCAAGAGGTGGAACACGATACATTGAATCTATTCTTGCACACTTTGGAGTAAAATCATCAGACGCACGTCTTCAAAGACCAGAATATTTAGGAGGTTCAAAAGGAAAAATGGTAATTTCGGAAGTATTATCAACAGCCGAAACAACCCTACCGGTTGGTAATATGGCAGGACATGGTATTTCAGTATCAGGAGGAAACGAGTTTAGATATAACGTAGAAGAACACGGATGGATTATTGGACTCATTTCAGTAACACCAGAGACAGCTTATCAGCAAGGTATTCACCGTTCATTACTTAAACTAGATAGATTAGATTATTTCTGGCCAACCTTTGCAAACATTGGAGAACAAGAGGTAAAAAATGGAGAACTATATGCTGCAGGAGATGAAGTAGGAGAAACCTTTGGATATGTACCAAGATATGCCGAATATAAATTTCTTAATAGCAGAGTAGCTGGAGAGATGAGAACCTCACTAGATTATTGGCACCTAGGGCGCAAATTTAGCGCAAAACCAAACCTAAATGGAGCTTTCATTCAATGTGACCCTAGTACGCGTATTTTCGCGGTAGAAGATCCATCAGTAGACAACATTTACGGTCATATATTTAACAACATCAAGGCTATTAGAAAGATGCCGAAATACGGCACGCCTAACTTCTAAGATGGCATGTGATACACCGTTTCATGTTAATAACCCACGCTATCCTATCTATAGTAACGACCGGCAGGTTCCGGTACCTTGTGGAAAGTGTCCAGCGTGTTTGTCCAGACGCACTAGCGTCTGGACATTTCGTTTAAAAACTCACGCAAAAAATGCTATATCTTCTCATTTCATCACTCTTACTTACGATACCCGATTCGTACCTATATCAAGCAGGGGTTTCCTTACACTCGATAAACGCGACGTTCAACTCTATTTTAAAAGGCTTCGTAAACTTCATGGAAAAGATCACGAACCCTTGAAATATTATTTAGCAGGAGAATACGGAAGTAAAACCTTTAGGCCTCATTATCACATCATCTTATTTAATGCAAACATAGAACTTATTCACAAAGCATGGGACAAAGGAGAGGTACATATTGGAGAACTAACCGAAGCTTCAGCCGCATATACGGCAAAATATATAAACAAAGGAAAAATTATACCAATGCACAAAAATGATGATAGATTGCCAGAATTTAGTTTAATGTCAAAAAAGTTAGGACTAAATTACCTTAGCGAAAAAATAATTAATTATCATCGTGCAGATATTGAAAGAAATTTCATAACATTGGAAGACGGTAAGAAAATCAGTTTGCCCAGGTACTTTAGGGAAAAAATCTGGTCAGAACCAGAAAGGAGAACACAAGCGGACAGATTAGCAGAAAAATTTAAAGCAATAGAAGAACAAAAAGAATTAGAATACTACACAAAATACCAAACATTAGAAGGATATGAACAACTTAAAGAAAGCGGAAAAGCAGACAGAATTGTCACTCACGCAAAAAGAGCC